CTGTTCGGCGCGGTCGGGGCGATGGGTCAGGACATCCAGGCGGCGATCTACCGCGCTACCGTTGCCATCGAGCGCATCGAGAGGGCACTGCCATGACGGGCCTCGCCGTCACCTTGAGGGGGCAGGCCGCCCCCTCCTTCCTGTGGCATGTGATCTACACCACCCCGATGGGGGAGAAGCTGCTCAAGTTCGATCTGGAGAACATGGGCTACGGCGTCTTCCTGCCGCTCCTGCGCCGCCTGCACCGTCCAGCCCGGCACCGCCACAGCCGGGAGCGCGTCCTGATCGAGCGGCCCCTGTTCCCGCGCTACCTGTTCGTCGGCCTCAACCGGGCGTATCCCGAATACGGCCCGATCCGCGCCAACAAGCGGGTGAGCGGCATCCTGTCCGACAGCCAGGGCAGGCCGGTCGAGATCCCGGCCAGGGTGATCGAGGAGATGGACCGGGACGTGGAGGTTCAGGACACCGACGTGGCCTCGATCCGCCTGTCCCAGGCCCTCAAGATGCTGGGGCGGGACGTGACGCTGAACGTCGGCATGTTCCAGGGCCTGCTCTCCACCGTGGAGAGCGTGACGCGCAGGACGGTGGGCGTGACCGTCCACGGCCAGGGTGTGTCAATTAAGCTTGACATCCCCCTTTTGGAATTTGACGCAAAGGTGGTATTAAAGTCACAGGACGATCAGCAAAAACAGAGCGCCCCCTTGGGCGTCGGCTGACCCAGGCTACCTCGAAAGGGTAGCTCCGAAGATTTCCTATGCCGGATACTTGTCTGCCCCCAAATCAGATCGGCCCCGGCAGGAAAGGGTGAGGCGGCGGGTCCGTTGACAGTGTCAGTTCATCCCGACAGTCCCGGTCCCGGCCGCCCGCCTCTCTCGAAGAGGCCCTGAATCCCTACCTAACCAGTCTTGCAGCGTCAATTTTCCAAGAGTGCCGCTGCTTGGCCTGTGAGGGCAGTCTCATGTTTGTCGATCACTATGACCGGCTCGCCATGACGATAGCGTTTGGCGGTCTTGGCTTGGTAGCCTTTGCGATCCTGCTCGATGCCGGGCTCATCTGACTTCGAGCAGGCCACCGAGTTCTACGTCCGTGTCTCCCGCGATAACGGCAGCTCCAGGCTGTTCTGGTTCACTCGCCTGGAGCAGGCCCTGAGTGCCGCCACCTACGCACGATCCAAGGGGCGTTGCATGGTCGAGGTGGGGATGGACACCCTTACCGAACGGGAAAGGTCGCGTTCTTGAGTATCCTCCTTTCCATGAAGGCCCCGACGTTCAGGGCCAAGCAGTGGCATCGCCTGGGCGATCATCCCAAAGTGCGGGCGGCTACCGCGTCAGAGGCTCCGTTTTCGAAAAACCCGGAGCGGTACGGCTGGCTGGTTACCGGCCCTCAGTCTGGGCAATTGGTCATTCCCGGCGATTACATCCTTTCAGATGCAGAGGGCGCACTATCGGTTGTAACCGAGAAGAACTACCGAAAGCTTTACGCGCCACTCGCGGGGTAACTTACTCCAAAAGCATGTGTTCCGGGAGCCCCTATGGGTCAAAATCGCACAGGGCCGGTCGGGAATAGCCTCATCGATCATCTACTTACCCTGTGGCGGCGCTTCGTTTACTGGCGCGAGCCCAAGGGCGAGTACAGTTACGAGGACATGGCTCTCGACCCCCGTATCGTGGCCGAGGTCGAGGAGCGCAACGCCCTGCTCCAGGGCATCGCACCCCGCCCCTGCCCAGGAACGCGCTACAGGCTCGATCCCCGCTCCGACGAGTGGCTGTGCGGCTTCGATGGCGAACCCTGCTCAGAGGGCTGCAAACTGAGTGTGATTAAACGGATATAGAGTTACCCCGGAGCCCTCCTGGGTATCGTGAGCCCCGGCCCGCTGGTTGTCCTCCCTCAAGGCCGGGGCTCGCACTTCCGTTAAGGTTACCGAATCCTTGCAATAGTGTTTCACGTGAAACATCGGGCTGGGAGGGCGCAAAGCTGTGAGCCCCGAGGCGGCTGCGAGGCCGCCACTCAGTTAGGTGCCAGCAGTCGCCAACGGGCTGCTGGAGCTACGGCAACGGAATGCAGGGATATGAGCCCCTGACACCTGAGAGTTCCGGCGTGGTGCCCACCCGCCGTAATGACAGCCGGAAAGACGGCAGACGTTCCTCCCTGGACTAGATCGAACCTAACTCCCAACCCACCCGGACATCCGCCAATCCCGGCAAGAACTGCGCCGGGTGGGTTTTTCACACCGTGCCTGCCACTCAGCAATGAGACATCGCACAGGAGAAGCCATGCCGACCCGCACCCCCAGCCTTGGCGAGTACGTCAAGGTCTTCGACTGGTACAAGAGCCACAAGCCCAAGGTGGCCGTCGTTACCAACGTCAACGCCGAGGGCGAGATAGACGTTACGGTGTTCACCAACAACGAACATCACCCCCTCGCCGTCCTCCATCGCCTCCCGTACCGCTCGGAGAGCAGTCCAAAGGGGCCGCATTGGTTCTTCCCCGGGGAGAGCGAATGATGGCCGCATCAAAAGCCACCAAGCCCGGCCGACCCACCCTCTACGATCCAGAGTTCCACCCAGGCCAAGCCTTCAAGTTCGCCCTCTTAGGCATGACGGACGAAGAGCAGGCCGAGGCGTTCAGGATCGACTACGTGACATTCAACGATTGGATGAAACGTTATCCCGAATTTTCCCAGGCGGTCACACGCGGGAAAGCCCCTGCCGACGCCAACGTGGCCGCCTCCTACTACCAGCGCGCCCTGGGCTACGATCAGCCGACCGAGAAGATCTTCTACGACAAGGACACGGGCAAGATCGTCCGCGCCGAGACATTCACCCACATCCCGGCCGACCCCGGCGCAGCCCTCAACTGGCTCAAGAACCGCCAGCGTTCGAAGTGGCGCGACAAGGTCGAGGTCGAACACACCACACAGGGCGACGCGCCCTTCTGTGTCATCAACATGACCGGCAAGCCCGAGGCCAAGTGATGTTCCAACAGGTTCTCCAGGTCATCGCCCTGCTCATCGGAAGCGGAGTGGGCATCATCGCCGCCCTCTGGCTCCTGATGGCTATGGCCTGATGACCCGCCGCCTCGTCACCCGCAAGATCCGCAGGCAGCTCCGCGAGAGCGCCGAAGAGCGAGTCGCCCTGGTGGCCCTGTTCGAAGCCAGGGAGCAGGCGCTCCAGGTTGCCGTCAGGATGCTCCGCGACGGGGCCAAGGAAATGCGGGACGAGCGCAAAACCCTCGTCGAGCAGTTCACCGCCGACCGCGACGCTCTGATAGCCGCGCTCGCCACCGAGAGACAGCTCCGCGTCGCGGCCGACGCGGCCCTGGCCGACCGCCTCGATATCCTGGAGGGCCGGGTCGACGGGCTGACCGCTGACCTCGACGAACTGGGATCAGCCGTCAGCAACCTGCGCCTCGACATGGAGGCCGTCGAGAGCCGCCTCACCGCCCTCGAAACGCCTCCCGGGGAGCCCGAGGAGCCCGGGGAGCCCGGGGAGCCGACTCCTGAAGAGCCGCCGCCAGAGGAGCCGACCCCATGACCAAGGCAGAGGAGGCCCTCGTCGACCTGATCGCCCGCTCGGCCTTCGATGAGAAGGAGTCCTTGCGCCCGCCCGAAATGCGGATCTCTTCCTACGACGGGCAGTCCGACACCCTGAAGGACCATTGGGAGCGCATCGGCAGGAAGGTCGTGGCCGAGTTGGCCGGCAAGGGCCTCACCGTCCAGGCCAAGCCGAAAGACACCGAATGGTCGATGTACGGGTGCTGAATGGCCCTAGCCGCCCGCAAGGCTGAAGCGCCGACCCTCGACATCCACCTCCACCCCAAGCAATGGCAGGCTTACGAGAGCCAAGCCACGGAGGTGCTGTACGGCGGCGCGGCCGGAGGCGGCAAGAGCTACCTGATGAGGGTCGCAGCCATCACATGGTGCTGCGAGATCCCCGGCCTCCAGGTCTACCTGTTCCGCCGCCTCTACGACGACCTGACCAAGAACCACATGGAAGGCCCCAAGGGCTTCCGCTCCATGCTGGCTCCCCTGGTCAACGCCGGGCAGTGCCAGATCATCGAGGACGAGATCCGCTTCCCGAACGGCTCGAAGATCTACCTCTGCCACTGCAAAGATCCCAAGCACGTCTACAAGTATCAGGGTGCCGAGATCCATGTCCTCCTCATTGATGAACTCACTCACTTTCTGGAGGATATGTACCGCTTCCTGCGCAATCGCGTTCGTATGGTGGGCGTCGCGCTGCCACCCAAGTATGAGGGCCTATTCCCGCGCATCCTCTGCTCGGCAAACCCCGGCAACATCGGACACCTCTGGGTCAAGCAGACCTTCATCGCAGGCCGCATCCCTCTCGCCATCACGGCCGAGAACGACAACGAAGGCGGGATGCGCCGCCAATACATTCCAGCACGTCTTGACGACAACCCGTCACTGAGAGTCGACGACCCAGGCTATGAGGCGCGGCTCTCCGGCCTCGGCAGCGAGGCTCTCGTCAAGGCGATGCGCGACGGCGACTGGGATGTCATCGAAGGCGCGTTCTTCGCGGAGTGGAGCAACGCAAGGCATGTTATCGACCCGTTCGAAATACCTGCTGACTGGACTCGTTTTGTCGCAGTGGACTGGGGTAGCTATCGCCCTTTCTCAGTCGGATGGTATGCCGTCGTGGCTGACGATCATACTGTGGTCGACCCTGGCGGCCGTCGCCATCATCTTCCTCGCGGCGCTCTCGTTAGATACCGAGAGTGGTACGGGATGCAGCCCGGCAAAGCCAACGTCGGCATCAAGCTCCACGTCGAACACTTCGGGCTGGGCATCCTCAAGCGATCCCAACCGGATCTGTCCCTACAGAGGTCTAGCGGCAAACCCGTGCGCTACGCCTACTTTGTGCTCGACCCGTCGATGTGGAAAGAGGAGGGCGGGCCAAGCCTCGCAGAGCGCCTCATGCGCCCCGCCCCCGACCTTGGCTACCCAGGCATCAAGGGACTGAAGAAGGCCGACAATGCGCGAGTATCCCGGCAAGGTGCCCTTGGTGGTTGGGATCAAATGCGGGCTCGGCTGCGCGGCACCGGATGGACTGAGGAAGGCCCCGGTCCTGATTGGCAACCCGCTTTCTACTGCTTCTCGACCTGTGTCGATTTCATCCGAACCGTCCCAGTGCTCCAGCACGACCCGGACAACCCCGAGGATCTGGACACAGACGGTGAAGATCACGCTGCCGACGAGGGACGATATGCCTGCATGAGCAGGCCGTACCAGCAGCGCGACATCGAGCCCAAGCCCGAAAAGCAGGATCTGACCTACGAGGCCGTTCTCAACCCGGACGGCACCACCTCCGTCAAGTCCAACCTCTCCATCCGCGAATGGGCCGACCGCAAAGCCCAGGCCCGCAAAAGAGGACGCCGCTAATGCAAACCTCGTTCAAGCCGTTCAACCCGCAGCCCGGCCGCATCGTCATGGTGCGCTTCGACTTCCCGCAGACCGGAGCGCGTCTCGACCGCCCGGCGATCATCGTGCAGGACTTCAAGTTCGGCACCCTGCGCCTGTCCATCCAGACCGGCGATCCCTCAAACCCCGTCAAGGTCGAGGACGCCAGCCCCTACAGCGGCATGACCGGCCTGGGCTGGTATCGCCCTGCCGACTGGCCGGAGCCGACCGACGAGGCCCCGTCCGCATGACGCCAGAGATCAAGCGGTACTACGAGGCCCCTCGCTTCACCGACAGATGGGGCGTCACGCACGCCCACTGCGCAAGTCACCTCCGTTCGGACGGCGAGCCCGTCTATCGGTGGGGCGGCAAGTTCATCACCTACGGAGAGCCCCATGGACCCGTACAACCCGACGCCAGACCAGAAGATCGGCCCGGCACAGGGCTCGTGGAGGCAGAGGCTCGCACGTTTGCTGCTTGGGAACGAGGAGTCGTTCGCGCGGCAGCAATTCGTCGAGGGCGTGACTGGCTCGGACGGGCTAGGGGAGGCTGGCACTGGGCTTGTTGACTTCGTCCCAGGCGGTCAGGCGTTCGCTGTCGAGGAGGCACTGCGCGCTGGCGATCCTCAGATGGCGGGCCTCGCCGCCTTCCCCGTGGTGGGCGCGAAGGCAAAGGGTGCTGGCAAGGCGCTCGCAGAGGCGATAGAGGGCGCGCCGTTCCCTCAGTACGCCGAACGCTATCCCGACATCGCGCCTCCGGTTCTCCAGAAAGACCCCAAAACCGGCAAAGAGTTCATGGGCAAGGGCGAGACGCCGGAAACCAAGGTGTTCATGAAGGAGCGGGCCAGGATCGCCAAGCAGATGGAGAAGGAAGGCTTCGAGCCGTACTTCGACCCTGCGCAGCGGTTCGATGTCGATCCCTCGCACTATCCTACCGACCACGTCACCCTGACCCAGAACCGGGGCAAGACGCCCAAGACCGCCGATCAGGCCGACGCCGACGCCTCCAACCCCGGAGCGATGGAGCGCCTGGAGGCGGCCTACTTGCGCGGGCGCGACGTGCCTGATGCCGATCGCTGGTACTTCATGGGCCAGCTCGAGAAAGCCTACATCGACGAGTTGGGCGAGGAGGCGGGACGTGAAGCGTTCAGGCAGCGGTTCGCAGGCGCTATGGCTGCGACTACTGGTGGCGCTGATCCGACCGGCAATCTACTCGCTGCTCATTATGGCAATTATCTTGCAACGCACGGCCAGCCGATCCCGGAAAACGCCCACGCCATGCCGGTCCCGGTCGGCGGGCGGTTCATCTCCGGCAACATGAGGCTGCACGGCAAGTTCGGCCAGGACGGCATGAACATCCCCGGCGACAGCAACCCGAAGCGGTACAACTTCGCCAACAACTTCCTGGGTCACGCCGACAGGGCCACCATCGACGAGCAGATGATGGGCCTCATCCAGCCGGGCGGCCCCGGCGCGCCCGATCCCGCCGTCTACGGCCACTTCGAGCAGCCCGTCCACGCCCTGGCGGCCAAGCACGGCATCAGCCCGCGCGAGTTCCAGGAAGTCGCCTGGGCGGGCGGCAAGCAGATGAAGAACGAGGCCAAGAAGGGCATGGCGCATTCGGCCGAGGCCGGAGTGCCGATGATCCAGACGGTCAACGAGGCCATCGAGCGCACCCACCGCCTGACCGGGATGCCGCGCGAGGAAATCGTGAGGCGCGGCCTGATCCGCGCGGAGATCCCCCTCTATAGCAGCGCCGGAGCCCTGCTCGGCGCTCGCATGATGCTAGGAGACGAAGAATGAGCAACCCGGTCGACAGCTATGACCGCGCCAAGGCGGTCACGCCCCACGACAGCAACGCCAACGTGGGCGAGGCTTTCTACGTCGGCGTGACCGGCGACGTGGCCGTGGGCCTGAAGGACGGCAGCACCGTCGTCTTCAAGGGCGCGCTGGCGGGCCACGTCTACCGTGTGGCCTTTGTCCGCATCCTGTCGACCGGCACCGCGGCGACAGACATCGTCGCCCTCTCCTGACCGCCTGACGAAGAGCGATTAATCGGACATGTGGGACTTCACGCCTCTCCTGTACCTCATCGGGCTCTTCTGCCTCCTGTCCGGGTCGGCTCTCGTCGGAATCGGCGTCCTCGTCGGCCGATACCTGTTTTAAGGACGCTCAATGGACCCGCACAAGGACGACAAGCAGGAGGCCATCGAGCATTTGCTCGGCGGCGATCCGCGCGAGTTCGTGGCCGCTTGGTTGGAGGCCATCTCAGCGTCTTCGGACGAGGAGGTGGACTGGCGCGAGAAGGACGCGGAAGACGCGACGCTCGCCTATCGCGGCGATAAGTCGAGTTCCTCCTCGTCGTTCAACATCTTCCACTCCAACGTCGAAACCCTGGTCCCGACGCTCTACAACTCGCAGCCCATCCCCGACGTGCGCCGCCGCTTCAACGACGAGGACCCGGTCGCGGCCGAGGTGTCGGAGCTGATCGAGCGCAGCCTGTCGTTCTGCATCGACGACTACGACTTCGAGGACAAGATCAAGCGGGTCGTCAAGGACATGGTCATCGTCGACCGTGGCGTGGCCTGGGTCCGCTACGTGCCGACCTTCGACGAGACGGGCGAGAACGTCGTCTACGAGGAGGCCCGCTGCGAGTACGTGCCCTGGCGGCTGTTCAGGCGCGGCCCCGGCGTGACCTGGGAGGACATGCCCTGGGTGGCCCGCCTCCACTTCCTGAACCGCGACGAGGTCAAGAAGCTGGTCATGGAGAGCGGCCAGAGCGCCGATGTCCAGGCCCGCATCCTGGGCACGATCCGCTACCACTCCAGCGCCGAGGACAAGGGCGACAAGAAGGACGACGGCCGCGAGACGCCCAAGTTCGGCGGCCGTGCCCGCGTGTGGGAGATCTGGGACAAGGACACCCGCACGGTCGTCCACGTCAGCGAGGACTACACGGAATACCCGATCAGCGTGAAGCCCGACCCGCTGGGCTTGGCGAACTTCTTCCCGACGCCGCGCCCGGCGATGGTGATCGAGAGCACGGACTCCCTCACGCCGACCACGTCCTATTCGATCTACAGCCGCCTCCTGATCGAGCTGAACGACCTGACCGACCGCATCGACCACCTGACGGCGCAGATCAAGGTGCGCGGCGGCTATGCGTCGGCCTTCTCCGGCATGGAGAGCATCGCCAGAGCACCGGACGGCGAACTGGTCCCGCTGGAGAATACGGAGGTATTCTCGACCGCAGGCGGCGACCTCAACAAGGCCATCGTGTGGTGGCCGCTGGAGCAGATCTACAAGGCGCTCGAAGTGCTGGTCGCCCAGCGCGAGGTGGTCAAGCAGACCATCTACGAGGTCACGGGCCTGTCCGACATCATCCGGGGCTCGACCAACGCCGAGGAGACGGCGACCGCGCAGCAGATCAAGCAGCAGTGGGGATCGATCCGCATTAAGGGCCACCAGGGCGAGGTCGAGCGGTACGTGCGCGACCTGTTCAGGCTCAAGGCCGAGATCTTCTCGAAGCACTTCTCGCTCCAGACCCTCCTGATGATGTCGGGCTTCAAGTACCCGACCCAGGAGGAGAAGGAGAGGGCGCAGGCCATCCAGCAGGCGGCCCAGCAGAAGATTGCCGAGTTTCAACAGCAGATGCAGATGGCCGAACAGGCTGGCGACGAGGAGATGCTGGCACAGCTCCAGCAGCTCGGACAGCAGGCCGAGGCCGAGTTCGCCCCCCAGGCGGCGCAGATCGAGGAGATCCTCGAAAAGCCCACGCTGGAGGAGATCGAGGGCCTGCTCAAGAACGACCGCCTGCGCAAGTACCGCGTGGATGTCGAGAGCGACAGCACCATCCGGGGCGACCTGACCAAGAACCAGGAGCAGATGAAGGGCTTCCTCGACGGCTTCGCGGCCTTCGTGTCGAGCGTCGGCCCGATGGTTCAGCAGATGCCATCCTTCGCCGGTCCCGCCGTCGAGATCCTGTCGGCGTTCTGCCGCACGTTCCGCCTGGGCAAGCAGGCCGAGAGCGCCATCGACGAGTTCGCGGACAAGATCCGCAAGGATGGCGTGGACGGTCCCGCCCCCGACCCGACTGTCGAGGCGACTGCCGCGAAGCTCCAGGCCGAGACGCAAAAGATCCATGTCGAGACGGAGCTGCTGCCGCAGGAGTTCGCCAAGACCCAGGAGCGCGAGGACCAGAAGTTCCAGGCCGAGAGCCAGGAGCGCGAGCGCCGCTACTCACTCGACGAGCAGAAGGCGCAGCATGAGAGCCGTCGCGGCTATGCCGACCTCAACCTCAAGGGACAGGTCCACAAGGACACCATGTCCATGAAGGACCGGGAGCTTCAGCAGGCCGATGCCCAGTTCGGCTTTGCCGAGGACAACAAGGCCAGCCAGTTCAACGCCTCGCTCGAAGAGCAGCGCGCCGGTCGCCAGGAGCAGGAGCGCATGGCGCGCCTCCAGCTTCAGGACGGCCGCTCGGCCCGCAAGGAAAGCTATCAGGCGGCGGCCGTGCCCGGCCCGAACGGCGAGCCCGCCCCGCCGATCCCGAATATGGAGCCGCTGGAGGAGATGGCCCCCATGACCGAACAGGAAAGCGCCGTCCTGGCCGAGGTTGCCGCCTCCGTCCAGTCCCTGGCGCAGTCCCAGGCCGAAAGCACACAAGCCCTGGCCGAAGCCATCAGAGAAATGGCGAAAGCCATCACGGCCCCCAAGCAGCTCATCCGCGATCACGACGGCCGGGCAGTCGGCGTCAGAACTATGGAAGGTTAATCCGTGGCTACGTTTACCCTCTTCGACGAGTTCTCGTTCAGGCTCGGCAACAAGGAGATCGACCTCAACAGCGATACCTTTAAGGCCGTCCTGACCAACACCGCGCCCGATCAGGCGGCTCATACCGTCCTGACCGACATCACTCAGATCGCCAACGGCAACGGCTATCTCACGGGCGGCGCGACCCTGGCGAACCTTTCCTGGGCCGAGACGGAGGCGGGCTCCGGCATCTGGCGTTGGAGCTTCGACGACCCGTCGTGGACGGCATCGGGCGGCGACATCGCCACTCACCGCTACCTCGTGGTCTACGACGACACTCACGCCAACGATGTCCTGGTCGGCTATGTCGACCGTGGCGCGAGCGCCGTCATCACCAGCGGCAACACCCGGACCTGGGACTTCGGCTCCAGCGGCGCTTTCGAGCAGTCGCACACCCCGTAAGGAGGGATTGAATGGCGCGTCTCCACGTCCTCGACCGCACAAGGCCCGAAACCTATCGCATCGTCGTCCATGAGGTCACGCCTGCCGGGAACAATTCGGCAGGCGTGACCTGGGTTTCGGCGATTGTCGCATCGGGCCGGAACCAGAGCATTCTGACTGTCGGGAACGGTCCCGGCCAGATCGGTCAGAACGAGATGAACAGCATCCTCGCCGGGACGGTCATCGAGGCCTCGTTCGAGTTTCAGGACGACCCTGCCTGGAGCCCAGCGGAGCGCACGGCCGCCCTCGATCAGGTCGCGGGGCAGACCATCGCCGAGATGCTTGCCCAGTATTCCGCCGACCTGAAATGGTACGGCGCGACGAGGTTGTAACATGGCAACGGCAACCCCGAGTTATGGCACGGCAGCCACGGTCACGATCACGCTGGCTTCGCTCGCGTCCGACACCAACCTGATCGCCGGTCGCGTCTCGACCGAAGTCGACAACACGACAGACCTTGCCATCGACTGTCTGGTGGGCGGCAAGATCACGACCGGGACATCTCCGACCGCATCCCGTCAGATCGAGGTGTGGGTCGCCGGGTCTTACGACGGCACGACCCGGTCTGCCGGTGCGGGCGCGTCGGATGCCAACTTCTCGCCCACTGGCGAAAAGAACCTTCTCAAGCTGCTGACGATTATCCCGACCGACGCCACTTCGAACCACACTTACGAGTGGGGGCCGTGTTCCGTAGCGCAGGCGTTCGGCGGCACGATGCCTCGAAGCTGGAGCGTCTACGTCGTTCACAATACCGGCGTGAACCTGAACTCCACGGCGGGCAACCACGAGGTCCGATATACCCCCGTCCAGTACGTGAGCGCGTAAGGTGGGGGCGCTCCTCGACGGCTCTGGTGCCTTCATGAGAAGGGCGACCAGCGGCATCACGGCGTTCCCGTGGACCGTGATGGCGTGGGTAAGGCCGCACAGCGTGACGGCTGATGGCACGATCTGTTCTCTCTCAAGCGGCTCGTCGGACGATAATCCGGTGTTCCGCCGCAACGCCACCTACGGGATCTACAACGGCACCAGCGCGGTATTCACGCCCAGCATCGCCGCCGTGGGCCGCTGGGATTTCGTCGTCGGCCGGTTCATTTCGAGCAGCCTGAGCCGCCTTCATGTCCTGACAGGCACTGGGACCATCGCGAGCGTCCAACTGACGACTGTTGCAACGGCCTTCTTCAACCAACAGGTGATCGGGGCGACCTATGTCGGTTCCGCCACGAACTTCTTCAACGGCGTGATTGCCGAGGTGACCTTCCTCAAAGGCGATGTGCAGTCCGATACGGGCGTGATTGCGGCACCCTTGCTGCATCAGCTCGCGTATGGCGGCCCCTTCTCGGTCGGGAACCTGGGGGACAAGGTCGTCAATCACGACTCGTTCAGGAGCTACACGGGCGGCGATACGACGAACATCGAAGCCTATGAGACGGGGCTTTCCAGCGCGCTCATCAATGCGGGCGGCGTTCCCGGTCCCCATCCGCCCCTGCCCTCCACCTACGCAAGGCCGAGTGAATCGCGCCGGATTCTGGTGATCTAAATGCCGGTGGGTTTCCTTCCGCTTCCCCTCGCAGGAAGCGGGGTCGAGCTTATCACCGTACTGCCCGCCAGCGTCACCCTGACCGGGCGGGCAGTCACGGTCGTCGATGCCGAAGCGGTCACGGCCGCCAGTCTTGTCCTCACGGGGCAGACGACCGCCGTCGTCGACCGGGAAACGGTCACAAAGGCTGACCTAACCATCGCCGGGAAGACGGTCACTGTCGTCGACCTTGAGGTGGTCGATGCCGCAGCCGTCACGCTGGCCGGTCAGGAAGTCACGGTCGGAGACGCGGAGCCTGTCGCGGTCGAGGCCGCCAGCATCACCCTGGCGGGTCAGACGGTCGCCGTCGCCGATGCCGAGGCTGTCACGGCCGCCAGCATCGCCCTGGCGGGCCAGACGGTCGGGATCGTCGATACCGAGGCCGTCTCGGCTGCGACGGTCACCCTGGCGGGTCAGACGGTTACCCCGGCCGACTTCGAGGCCGTCCCGGTCGATGCCGCCACGGTCACCCTGGCGGGGCAGGAAGTCACCGTTTCCGATGTCGGCGAGGAGCTGATCGCAGTCGATCCGGCTGCGATTGCCCTGGCGGGTCAGACAATCGCCGTCCTCGACCTGGAGGCGGTATCCCCTGCGGCCGTTGCCCTGGCGGGCCAGACGGTCGGCGTCGTCGACCTTGAAGCGGTCGAGGCCGCCAGTGTCACCCTGACCGGGCAGGAAGTCACCGTTTCCGAACTCGGCGAGGAACTGATCGAGGTCGAGGCGGCCACGATCACCCTGACCGGACAGGAAGTCACCGTCCTCGACCCAAGCTCGGACGTGCAGCCTGCACGGGGCGGCGGAAGCGGAGGGGACAGTCGCTCCGGCCGCGCCAGCCGGTCCCGCGCAGGGCCCGCTTCCGACAGCGTCTACCGCGCCAACCAGGAGAACGAGCGCCGCAAGCGTGAGCGCGAGGAAGCCCTTGAGCGCACGATCCGGGGCGAACCTACCCCCGACCCCGAAAAGCCCGCCAGCGCCCCGGAAATCGAGCCTGTGGGGGCATCTGGCGGCGCTGCACCCGCGACCGACGACAGTCCGAAGGTCGCGGACCTTGACCGGATCTTTGCCCCGGCGCTCGCCGGAGAGGTCGAGATCCATTCCGAGGACGATGTCGAAGTCCTCCTTTTGTTAAGCTGAAGGTAAGAGCATGGTATATTTACCCCAAAACTGGCAGGGTACGGAGACGTACCACAACGATTTCTTTGTCTGGGATGGTTTCAACTGGTACGTCTCGGCCGAATACGGTACGAGCGCCCGCCCCAGCGAGCCGTCGTTCGCCTATGACACGAACACGAACTGGTTCACCTTCCGCGTCAAGGATGGCGACACCTTCACCTCCTCGCGCCATTCGGACAGCCCTCCGTCTGAGCGCGCCGAAATCTCGATGTCGCAGCGCCACAACGTCGATCCTGGCGGCGCGGGCGTCTACGCCTCCTTCGAGGGCACGTTCAAGATCCCGTCAGGCGTGTCGGCAAACAACGCCACATGGATGTCGATCCTCCAGTTCCATTCCGGCATCAACCGCTCCGGCCCCTTCGAGATGGGTCCGCGCGGCGACGACCGGCTTGCGATGGTCGTGCGCTCCAGCCTGGGTGAGACGGTCTACCGCCCCCTGGTCGGCAACATCGTCCGCGATCACGAATACCATGTGAAGGTCGACCTCAAGTTCGACAACGACACGTCTGGCGGCAACACCGGCTACGTGCATGTGTGGGTCGACGGCACCCAGGTGCTGGACCTCAACAACATCCGCCTGGGCTACACCGACCAGGACACGACGCACATCAACATGGGCTGCTACCGCAACAGCCCGCCGAACAATGCGACCTGGATCACCATGTGGAAGGGCGACTTCGATTGCCATTTCGCATCGACCCTCGCCAACTCGAAGCACGGCGCTCCGTCGAACCCGAACCCGCCCGCATGGGAACCGCCTTCCGGCGCGAACCTCATCCACGGCACGGCTGGCAACGACACCATCAGCGGCACCTCCGGCCAGGACGCGATCTACGGCAACGGCGGCAGCAACCTGTTCATCCTGAACGGCCCGCTGAACGGCGTCCCTGACTACTTCATGGACTTCAACCCGGCGACGGACAAGTTCGCGTTCATCAACACCGTGTTCACCTCCCTGTGGGCTCTCGATCCCATCGGATCGGACACGTTCCGGGGCGGCCCCGGCGTCACGGCAGCGTCGGACCACAACGACCACGTCATCTACAACCAGACGACGGGCGAGCTTTGGTACGACAGCGACGGCAACGGCGCGACCGCGAAGGTGCTGATCGCCAAGGTCGAGCCCGGCACGGTCCTGGCCTACACCAACTTCAAGACGCTGACCGCGATCCCGACCCCGGCCGCGCCGAGGCTGACCTACCATGAGGCTTCTGGACAGCTCTACTACGACCCGGACACCAACTCGGGCGGCGGCGCGGAACTCATCCACACCTTCCCCGAAGGCACTCCCATCGACGTGACCTGACCGGATGCTGTCCGGTCTGCGGGGCTCTAACGGGCTGATCGGACGGCAGGCGGGGGAGTGTAGCGGCACTCCCCCGCCACCCGCGCAAGGGGGGTTATCATGGCAAAATCCGACGATGCAAAGCGCGTTCGGCGCTTGGTCGACCTGTTGCTCAACTACGACCCGATGGAAGGGCTGGAACCCGGCTA